GCAGCGCAAGTTTAATAACAAAGAATTTTTATTTGTTTGTAGTGGTCTAGGCGGTGGCACTGGCACTCTAGGCGGTTCACTCGTTGGAGAGATCCTAGCTAGCTTCAAGATTCCTGTGGGAGCAATTGTTACGCTACCCCGCAAGAACGAGGGTACAGACGAAAAGGTCAACTGCCTCAAGGGTCTTCAAGCTATTGGTAATAACAAACTCTTGAAGTCCATCATAGTAATTGACAACCAGAAGATTGCCGAACGTCTCAAGGGAGTGCAGGACTCTAATTTCTGGAGAATGGCAAATGAAGAAATTGTTACCTTATTTGATACCTTTAATCGTTTGTCTAGTCTTCCCTCCGATACGGCCTTTGACGCTGAGGATTATAGGAAATGTCTGGCTACCCCAGGCTTCCTTGTTCTTGGCTCATCACTTCTGCCTACCGCAACGGTTGCGGCAGATGCAACGGAAGCTCAGCTGGCGGAAGCTATCAAATCAATTGATAAAGGATTACTCGCCACTGGCTTCGATCATAAGTCAGCGATTGGAGCAGCAGGGCTTATTGTAAGGCCTAAGACTTTTGAATATAGTCACGGAATCGAAGAGGCCTTGTTCTCGCATTTAAAGAATGAAATCGGGGCAGGTCGCTTAAACCGAGGCATTTATACCAGCGATATTCTTAATGAAGATGTTGCAGTCTTCACGATGTTAGCTGGCATGAAACTTCCAGAACTAAGAGTAAAAGAACTAATCGATGAAGCGCAAAGTGAGGCCAGTGAAATGTCTGGCAAAGTACGTGAACGGCTAGAGCAGGTGATTAGCATCGACATGCCAAAAGACATGGATTTAATCACTAAGGCTGATCTTAATCGAGATTCAAGCCAGTCGCTTAACTCTAACCTACTCAACAGGCGACGGTAGGCCTGGGACGGGGATGGGGAGGGTGCCTCGCTCCTGGGTAACCCTCCCCTAATTTATAAGGAAAAAACCAAGATGAAGAAACATATTGCTCCACAAGATGTAGTTAATTTCCTAAATGAAATTATAAAAACTGACTCTAAAGCTGTTAGTGGGCTGTTTAGGATTAAGTATCCATGTAACGATGAACTTGCCAATCATCCTACTGTTCAAACCTCATTTGATGAGGACACCAAAGACTATCAAGTAGCTATGTTAGGCATTATTAACGGAATGTTTGGAGTTTTCAAGAATGGGCCCAAGAAAAATTGGGGGCCTATTTATAGAGAAGTAGACGAACACAATAATACTACTTCTTTTGGGTTAGTCCAAAATACCAAGAAAGTATAATGGGACATGGACCCAAATACTGATCCACTAAATCCAAACTATGATGCACGCGCTCGACTATATGTCCGCTTAGCCATTTTATATGATAAACTTAAATCTATGGATAGTGGCGACCATCCATGGCGACAAATATGCTACTTTAGGAAAAGCCAGGGAAATAATTGTGCGTTCATAGGTGAAATATCAAAACAACTTCCAGTAAATTCTCTTGAATCTGAAATTACTAATGTGGTTTTAGAGTGGGAAAAATTAGGTAAACCCAATGGCTGATGAATTAGCTAATCAAGAAGAAAATCCTATTCTTGCTAAAATAGCTGCCGAAGGCTCTAAAGAGCTTACTGCAGCTGATATGACACAAATCCAAAAACAACTTCGTAATTTAGAACACGGGCATTATGCCATGGTGCCAATACACTGCCGTGGCAAAGCCTGTAGATATGAAAATATATGCCCCCTATTAAAAGCCGGCGTTTCTAGCATGGTAGGTCAGCAGTGCCCCCTTGAAGAACACTTGCTTAAAACATGGATCCAACACTATCAGCAATCATTAAATGTAGACCCGACAAACACTATAGAAATGAATTTAGTCTGTGAACTTGCTAAAATAGAGATATATAGTGCTCGCGCCGCTCATAGGGTAGGTAGTGAAGACATAATTATTAACCAAGTTATCGGCGTATCAGATAAAGGTGAGCCTATTTATAGAGAAGAACTTCATCCGGTACTAGGACTTGCAGAAAGTCAGGATAGACGCAAGCTAAGATTATTAGAAGCATTTCTAGCCACAAGACAATCATTGGCTGAAGCTGGTGGTAGCGGCAAAGGCGATCAGTCTACTCACGCAGCCGAACTAGCAGATATAGTTAGAAAAGCTCAGCGGAATCTTGCTAGCCGTGCAGAAAAAATTAAAGCAGATAATGCCAAGAATATAACTCCTCCAGAACCTCCCACTACATAACTCCAAGTAGTTTCCAATGCCAATAGGATCTAGTCGCGATGTTGGGCAGGGTCCACAAGGCCCCGGACTAACTCCGCAACGCTACTTCGAAAATCTATATCATTATCCCTCTACAGCCGCAAGACGCCGGCCCACAAGCTCATACTTCGACTCAGCCTATAATTTTCGGCGGGGTTATGGATATGGGCAACCCACGGGTCCCGTCCCTGGTCTATCTCCTTATATCCTGCCAGATGCTAAAGACTATATACGATCAATGTATAGCTATGGTGTTCCTGGATTCATCCAAAACAAAATAGAGGGGCTGCACCCTGGCGGTGGGGTGGGTAAACAAACCATCCAGTCGATGACTGCGTTTGGTTCTGGCGCAGATATTCCTAAACTCACAGATCCATTTGGAACTTATGCTTCTTCATATAATCAATCCATGCGCTCCCGCTTTACGTCACAGCTCAAAGCTTTACGTAGAGCCAATCTTATTTTCCTAGACACTGAAACTACTGGCGTTAAATCTCTATATGAACTACCAGGACCCAAAGTAAATGAAGCCTGGGGAGAACTAACAGAAATTGCCATTTCTGGTCGCAAACGGCAAGAGTATGGTTTTCTTGAGGGTGTAACTCGCCAGCAGTTGATGTCAAAAGCTCGTGGTAGTGGCCGGAAAATATTTACCGCCGCCGCTCAGCGTTTACAAAACTATACTGGCCCAAGATGGACCGCGTCCAAGGTACTAGAGTCTGTTACAAGCATGGCTCAGCCTGGTAAAAAGAATTATCTGGTAGGCCACAACATTGCAGCATTTGACTGGGGTTTTCTTGCTACCCAGTATGCTAAAGAACAGAAATATGTTAAACAAACTGATATTGATCTAGTTAAGCAACTATATAACCCAGCGCAACACGCCAAACTTTCGTCTCTATCAAAAAGCTCAGACCAATTCACAAAATCTTTCTGGGCTATCCGCCAAGGGGTAGAAAGAGCTTCGGCAGAAATTGGATCTACTCTATCCAAACACAACATCTCGGTTGTTGATACACTAGGACAATTCGTTAGTGGAGGTAATAAAATTCTGCCGGGTGGCGAATCCCAAGTTTCCGGGATAGCCCACTCTTTTGCGAGAAGTTACTTCCCACATCTACAAAAATTCTACGGCGATTTAGGTAAAGAAAGATCAGGTCCATGGCATTTTGCTAGAGGTAGTAGTTTAGAGGGAATGAACTATTATTTAACTGGGAAGTCATTCCCTGGAGCACACGATCCACGGATAGACTTGGTGCGCAATAAAGAACTAATGATTAAGCAGATTTACAAAAAAGCTACCCAGATGGATAAGTGGATAGCTGCTGGCAATAAAGAAGCTATAGCTAATGAAACCTCGGCTTATCTTGGAGCACAGCGATGGGTGGCATCGGAAACCCTTAAATCTGCTCCTAGAACATCCCAGAAATATACATCTGCTAGAGATGCTATTCGCTACATAGACTCTGCCCTACAAACCACCAAAACTAGTGGAAGTTATGGATTATTCCAGGAGCTTCAGCAAGGAGTATCTAAGCTTTCAAAAGGCAAAAGATATGCACTTTATGGAGCATTGGGTCTAGCCGCTTGGCAAACAATTGGCTTTATGCGTGATGGCAACCCAATAGAGGGTCTACATCCAGGAAGTAACGGCTATAGTGCTAGCCTAATCCCAGCCTTTACACCATTCGGTTCACGTATCAATCCAATGGCTGCCGCCATGATGGCATCTCTTGTATTCGGAAGCCTAGCTTCTGGGTCTATTACAACTGGGATGAGCACCTTTAGCGCGGGTCTCGTAGGAGCCACTCTAGGCATAAGATCTAAATTACCTCCAATGGCTGGATTTTTCTTAGGCGCAGCGGCTGGTTATGCGCTTGGGACGATTACCGATGACATGGGCCCACTAGCGCCAGTAGCAGCCAGTGTTGTTGCCAGCATGGGCCTTTCGTTAAAAATGAGTTCTATAATGAAAGGTGGGTATAATCTTAAAATATTAGAAAAGTTAAACAATAAAATAAAAACTAAGTTTCCAGAAGATTACCCAGGATTAGTTGAACCACTAAAAAGAGTATTTCCAGAAGTTACTTCAAATCTTGCTAAAAATAAAGGTCGTGGAGCATACGTAGATTTTTCTCGGATGATGGGAGGGTTCTCCCAGTTTATAGATACTATGTTTCCAAAAGGACTTGCAAATACACCAAATGTCAAGCCGCTCGCGCGTTTTACCTTGCAATCAGTGCAAGAGGCTCATAAACTTCTATCAAAAACTCCATGGTTGTATAAACAACTAGATGCCTATATCGGTTCGCCTGCATTAGCTAAGGCAGCAGATAGATATGGTTCATTTACGGCCATACCGACCAAAGCAATGCGTCAAGCTCTATTCCAGGATTTTAAAGAAGCCCTTCCCCTAAGTCTTGCCATTGGTGGAGGAAGTCTTGCATTCGGGACGGCCTGGGAAGGTTTGCACCCCGGTGGACATGGTCCTGGTGCACAAACAATAAAAGATATATCAGATTTTGGCAGTGGACGTATTCTAAGCAAAGTAGTTCAGCGTGCTGAAAAGCAAATGCTTAACCAGAAGTGGGATAAGGATTGGGTTAAAGCTAAATATCTGCAACGTAGAAAATGGCTAGAAGCTAGAGGAGAAACACTGGAAACTCGGCGTGGGCTAGCTGCGTCTCAAATGATTAACCAGCCGTATATAGAATTTAAGATCCCCAAAATCCAGGAAGGGTTTAATACTATTGAAGGACTACATCCTGGAGGTTCAGGTTTAGGTAGATATAAAATTCTAGATCTTACTGATTTTGGCAGCAAATTCAATGTTGGGAAATTTTTAAGAAAAGCTGGTGTACTCCATGATGATGAGATAATCTCTAATTTTGTACAAAATACTATGGGGCTAGCAGGCATGGGGGGTTCGCCTCAATCAATCGGGCATTTGCTGCAAGCATCGCTAGAACAAACAACTCCAGGCAGTGGCTCGATATTTCGTAAAGTACGAGAAAATATAAGAGCCACACTACCTGGTGCTCCTAATAATAAAGCTGCTATGCGTGCTGCAAGACTTGAAGCCAGGCAAGCAATGCATGTATCCAATATAATGAAGAGACGAATCAGAAATGCATTTACTGCAAATAAAAAAGCTTTTATTTTTGGAACCCCTAGTCTTGAATCTGCTAAATGGGGATATGAGCACGAGTTAGTGCACGCACGCGACTTCACTCTTGATGCTATGGGTGTCGATATCGTCAAACAAAGTAAAAAAGAATTTAGGGATCCACCCGTCAAATTTAAGAAATGGTTATTTCGGCAGAGTCCAACCTATCAAGATGATACTCCGGCTCAATTAGTATCAGAATTTTCTGCATACTCTATGTCTAATTTTGATGAACTTAAAAGGTTATTTCGTCAAGACAAGGTCTATGACTAAAGCAATTAATGCAAGAAAATATGCACGAAGTACTGCCGCAAGTATGCTTAGAGAAATGCGTTCACAGACAAGATCCATGCTAAGTCCAACAGCTGGTCTAGTTAATCACGTATTACACGATAATGCTATAGGCCATACTAAATACCCCGGAAAATCCTTATAAAACGTACTAAAATATATAGTATCTATGAGTACGTTAGATAGTAGTCACTTTCATCAAGGTCCAAGAGCAGATATAGGCCCCCAGGAATTCAGGTCTGGATGGGAGGCAAACACCGCGCGATTATTGACTTTTCTTGGCATTAAGTGGTCTTACGAGATCAAGCGCTTCTTTTTCCCAGGTGGTCTTAGCTATCTACCTGATTTCCATCTTGAGTCTTCCAACCCATGGAATTGTGACTGGCTAGAAGTCAAAGGTTTATGGCGGCGTGGTGATAAAGCCAAATGCAAAAGCTTTATGATCTTCTATGCAGATCAACCACTACATGTGATAGTAAAACAAGAATATATTCAACTAGAAAAGAAATATGGCCATTTAATACCCAATTGGGAATGGTCACATAAAAGGAGAAAGAAATGCTCTCGACGTCGGACATGCTCTTCGCTGCAAATGCGGGCACCCCGAATCCAGCTATCAAAAAGATGGCAAAGAAGAAGGGCTATAATCTTGTCGTCCCCGGTGAAAAAAAGAAATTCCCCTCCAGTCTTGCAACCGGAACAAAAGCTCCTAAAGCCCAATATGTACAAAAATTTGTCAACGGACTAACAAAACACGGAGGCTAGTTATGTTGCGCAGAGGTAATGGTTGGCTTAGTATGGGCAAACTGGCCGGGCAAGTATATCGAGGAGCCCTAAAGGGCGGCGATTTCCTAGCTTCCAACAAGATGTTAGCAATGGGTTCTATGGCAGCTGGCGTAGGACTCTACGCAATGGATGCCCGAGATGGGTATGTGGGCTTAGGTGGATCACTAGGACTATTGGCAGCTGGTGGCGTTGGTGCTCGAATGGGATATAACTATGGAGCTAATCTATCGCAACGAGCCGTTAGACGTCGTGGATGGATGGGTTCTTTCAACCGAGGAGCTAGTGATTATTCTGGATGGATTGATGAAATGGGCCAAACTAGCAAATCCTGGATGGGACGCGGTGCATTCGCTAGAGGATTTAGATCGGCATAAACAATGTATATTGCAGATCCTGAAGAAATCAATCAACGCGCAAAAATGAATCTCATCCAAGCTGGTGCTGGTTTACTTGGCATTGGCTTGATGAGTCCCCTGGGTCGCTATACCGCAGTACCTGCTCTCAAAATAGCCGCCAAAACAGCTTGGTGGGGAGCAAAGACCGCTGGAAGCCTAGCTCTTGGAACTGCTGGTGCTGTGGCTGGCGTAGGTGCTGCTACTGCTCCATCTATTCTTGGAACAGTAGGACGAGTAGCTTATAATGCAACTGCCGGCGCATTATGGGCAGGCAAAGGTATGCTAAAAATGGGGATAGGCGCAGGCCAACTAGGACTTGGTGCTGGACGGACATTTATGAGTCATCCAGCTGCTGTGTCCATAGGTGCTCTTGGTGCTGCTGGTGTAGCCGGTGCTGTCGCTGGAGCTTTTGATAGGCCATCAGCAGGTTATAGCACTGGAGCCTCAAATGCTACAGATATCATGGGTGGCACTACTCGTAATGTAATGAATTCTCTGAATGCAACAGGCGATATAGTCTTAGGCGCTCATAGGAACCGATAATGTATAGCAGCCCTGCATCATACCAATATGCCGCAGAAGAAGCACAAGGGTCCGTGATGGGGGCTATGCTTCCATTAGCTGGATATATGGCCCTAGACTATCTCCATGGCTCATTACAAAAAAGTCCGGTGTGGGACGCAAACCCCGGATTTCAAAGAGGCGTACAGCGCAGCATGAGAGGACCTCGTGCTGGCAGAAACCAACGAGTTGAAAGCTTTGTCAAAGACTACTGGGGTAAAAGTAAACAAGAATGGCGTAGCGTAGAACCAAGAGCTAGGACTATGTATGCAGAAAGACGCGCCGATTGGGGGGTACCCGGAAACATACGTCCCGGTATGGTACCTGAACCCACTATGAAAGAGGCTAGAGCTGCCGCTACAGCTACAATGAAAACGCGGGCGGGGTCTGTAACATATAAAAAATTTCGAAGAGAAGCTAAAGTCGCGCTGGCCAAAGCTAGTCTTGGTCGAGTTACAGGAATGGCCCTTGGAGCTGCTAATTTTTTGTTTATTGCTCCGCTAGTTTATGATACCGCAAAAGCAGGTTATGCTGGTATTAGAGATGCAGGCTCTATGCTAAGATCAGTAAGTTGGGGTAGTATGAATTTGCCTCAAATGGCTGCCACAGAAAGACAACGCGCTCTTTCCGCACTACACAATAGCGAACTCAATGCCAGAAGCGCACTAGGGAACGAAGCCTCCTATATGCATCGTTAGGACTAATTTCTTTGCATCCAATTTGTCAAAAATGTTTAGAAGATCGCGAAAAGCGTTTCCGGCCTACACTAGGTGACGGCTGGAACTGTGTTAAATGCACATATATACCAGAAGACTACTTACTGGGCATAGATAAAACGCAATATACCGAAGAGCAACTTCACATCATGGAAATCTACATGGACCCGGTGAAGTTTGCAAAGTATATGTTTGAAATAACGCTCCGCTTCTACCAGGATGAGATGATTCGTTGTACGGCCATCAGAAAAGTTAGCCGTTGCGGACGAAGAATTGGGAAATCCTGGGTATTAACCATATCTGCGTGCTGGTTCTGCTTTATCCACAAAAATAAGTATGTAATGGTAATGACTCCTCGCAAAGACCAAGGAGAGAAGTTATATAACTGGATTGTGCAGTGGTACAACCAGTTTCCACAATTCAGGGAATGCATTAGACGCAAAGCCAAGAACCCGGGAACAATAGAATTTAAGAATGGTTCCACTCTGTTCTTCGTAACTGCCGGATCATCTAATAATGCCAAAGCTGGTGCCGCCAGAGGACAAGAAGCAGATGTTATTATTCTAGATGAAGCTGACTATCTTAACCCGTCAGATATTGATACTGTCTTCCCAATGTTACAGCGCACTGATGAAACCAGTGAAGAAGACAAAATCTTATGGGCGTCATCAACCCCTCGTGGAACTCGCGAAAAGTTTTATGGCTGGGCTCACTCTGAAAGATTTAAGGAATTCCATTATCCCTCCTGGTTAAATCCAGCATGGGATAAAACAATGGAGGCAGAATTAAGAGATGAGTTAAAAACCAATACTGCATGGGAGCACGAAGCAGCTGCTGACTGGGGCCTTGAAATGGAAGGTGTGTTCCAGCATGCTTTTGTAGACAAAGCTGTTAGCCATGCCTATAGATTTTTTGGGGAACAAGGATTTTGGCCATATGAAGAATCAAAACGAGTTCCTGGTTGTTTATATACAATTGGAGTAGATTGGAACAGTTCGCGGAACGGGGCACAGATTGTAGTAATGGAATTTAACTCTGCATTGCGGAACGATCAAGACGAAGCCAGTATCAAAGGAAGATTTCGTGTAGCAACCAGAGTAAGCATAGATGCCACAGAGTTTACGCAACTAAAAGCCTGCCAAGAAATCATACGTCTTAATAAACTATGGAAGCCAATGTATATCTATGTAGATCAAGGGTATGGAACCACTCAAGTTGAAGAACTCAGGCGCTATGGATTAGACCATCCAGAAGACAATATATTAGAAAAACTTAAGGCTATTGATTTCGGGTCTTCCATAGAAGTGCACGATCCAGTAAATCGTACCGTAAACAAACGACCAATGAAACCATTTCTAGTTAATAATGCCGTAGAAAAATTTGAGCGGGACATGGTTGTATTGAACCCGGCAGATTCTTTACTTGAAGACCAAATCCGAGCGTATACCGTTGAGAAGCAAACTCGACTCGGACAACCAGTATATTCCGCTGGCTATGATCACGCACTAGATGCGTTCATGTTAGCGCTCCTAGCATTTACTATGGAATTTACTGATCTAGGAAAACCTAAATTTACACTCGGCCTAGAATTCGCTGAAAACTGGCGCACTATAGGTGTGGCACCAGAGCCAAGTCAAGAAGAGATTGTTGCTCACGCACAGGGTCTAATTCCAGTACCTATCAGAGATATAAACAAACTTGCTAATGGAGAAAAGTTTGCTCCTGCCCCAATATGGGGTACGGGTAAAAGTTCAGAACATAGCAAGGGATGGACTGGTAGAGTTGAAAGCAGGAACATTTAATGGCAAATAATATATACCAAAGTCATATACCGGAATTTCAGCCAAGAAAAATTACACAGGGCGCAGATCTATTAGCGCCTACTGCTCCTAATCCAGAACCGCTACCCCTCTCTAGAACGGTACCCAAGAAAGATGTTGCAACCCTACTGGGTGAGTGGGGAAAAACCACACAGCGCTTAGACCATCTTGTGACTATTCTGGATGCCCAGGGCGAACAGATGAATCTATGTAGAAATCTGCCGGCAGTTATTGCCGAGCGTTATCTAAAACACAAAAGACCAGAAGAGTCATGCTGGGCTTTTTATAAGCGCATGGTAGCTTTAGCACAACAACATCCAGAGATAGATTGGAATTCTACCTTTGCAGAAGATATAGCTAATCAGACTAGAGTTAACGATGCCTCAACTACTGGTGATTTCGATATGACTCCCGAGGTTAATGAAAATGGAGCAGCTACTCCAGACTTTAATCAAAACCCAGGTAAAATTAAACTACTACTTATGCTGTTCTTGGCTATATTAAAATGGATAGTTAGTGGAATTATTGCAGTAGCTTTTGCACCACTTCAATGGCTTGAAAATAAATGGAATTCTGTAGCAGATAGTGTACCGGGACTACCTACAATTAAATTTGTCAGTCAGTTTAAAACTGAAGCTATATCTTGGGCTAAAGAACTAATCTCTAGATGGACTAAACAATACAATCTTAATCTTACACAAGACGTAGAAAGAATGGACTCACAAATCTTTGTGGCTCACATCGAAGAGTCTGCAGCAAGATCTGATGCCTCTTATTGGCCAGAATCAGCCATGCTTTACTCCAAATACTATGCCTTAAGACGTAACCACGAACAAGGAGAATCCATATTAAGGACATTCGCTGTAGATGTTCAGAATACGGGAGTCAATGTCCTAGAGTCAGTATCGCAAACAGCGACTACAGCCTATCAAATGCCCAAAGATCTTTATGACTTATTCACACTACAAAAAGATTTTACAGAAACATCCATTTATGATATGGAGGCTCTACTTACTAGACAATTTGGAGATAACCTATTCTGCTGCATTTTTAGACTTCTAGGCTCATATCAGATTAAGATGTTAAAGGCTGCCAAGCTCATATTAAAGCTATCTTTAAATAGACACGCCATCTATATCACTACCCTGGGCACTATGCTAAATAACATACTGGTCACTATTATGAGGGGTGTACTGCTAGAGATATTTAAAACCGCATATGCTGCCATTAATATAGTCAATAATGAGATTAAAAAGTATTTACTTGGCAGGGTGCCATCAAGCCTAGACGACCGCATTTCAGGGGCCAGTAAGTGCATTTCGTACGAATTGTTTGTCCAAACATTGTTACAATTTATTAATGAACTAGAAAATGCCATTCTAGACCTAGTTTTGGATTTTCGAAACAGTCTAAATCAGCAAAATGAATATACTCGCCTCTATATAGGGGCACTCACACAAAGTAAGTATATTAAACGCTTGATCCGGCTTATCGATATAATCCTGCAGGCTAAGTCTAGAGGTGAACTTTGTAAGCAGACGGCAACACCCACTGATCAGGAAATTCTTGATCTATGGGATAGTTATCAAGGTGACCCGGATTTTGGTGGGCTAAGTCCAACCGGACTTCCCGGTACTACCCCTCCAGGGGGAGACACAGAGTCCAGCCACCGAGTTATCTTTGATGACTGCTTGCAAAAAGTTCCGCAACAAGATTTGGAAATGGTAATGAATTGGATCTCTAGATTACAGGAACACAGATAATGGGTATCTTTTCTAATCTACTTTCGTTTGGTAAAAAGAAGGTTACGGATGCTCCTTCATCTTCTGGATCTAAAAGTAGCCAGCTTCCGAGTATTGTTTTTATCCCCGTCACTAATGCTCCCGCTAGTCGCACCATAGCTAGCCAAGAGCTAGACTACGATCTCGCCTCACTAGATCCATATGTAGACCGCGAAAGTATTGTCTTCCAAACACTCAGTAAAATCACTGAGTGCATGTTTAACGGTGGATTTGGATTCGCCTCTAGTGACCCCAAAGCCCTCGAGTATACTCGTAGACGGTTTTATGAGTTCTCGGTAGTTACTAATACTCCAACAGAAGTATTGCTTGAAGCTGCTGCGTGGGATGCCATGCTTTACTCCAATGCATACTTTATAAAAGTTAGAGACCAGGACTCTTCGAGTGGCAAACCCTGGAATGATAATGACGATGAAGACAGGGAACCAATAGCTGCTTTAATTAGAACAGACCCTTCCTCTGTTGTGCCCCATAAAAACAAGCGGGGGCTTATCGACTACTATGAACTAAAAGAAACAGTCACTATAGCTGGTAGTACTAGTAATCAAAAACCACAAAAAATTAAACCTAAAGATATACTGCATATTTATGCATATAAGCGCGGGCGCTACACGCAAGGCACACCATCTTTTTGGCCTGTTTTACAGGATATTAGGTCTCTGCGACATGTCGAACAAAATGTTGAACTATTAGTACATAAACACATCTTCCCTCTTTACCAATACGTAGTTGGCTTAGAAGATTCTCCGGCCCGGCCCGAAGAGATCGAATTTATAAAACAAAAAATTCAAGAAATGCCACCCGCAGGTGCATTTGTTACACCAGAGAGACACAAGGTAACGGTAATAGGTGCTGAAGGCGAAGCACTTGATGTATCAAAATATCTTGAACACTTTATGCGCAGGGTTCTTATTGGAACGGGCTTAGGTGAAGTTTCCTTTGGAATGGGAAATGGAGCCAACAGGGCAACTGCTGAGGTTATTAATAGAGCTTTGATTGATAGAGCAAAATTCTTTCAGCGTGTCCTGAGAATCTTTTTCAATGAACAACTAATACCAGAGTTGCTAGCTGAAGGCGGCTATGATATATACAACTTTGGTAAAATACCTGAGGTGGAATTAAAATTTGCTGAAGTAGACTTTGACGCAAAAATTAAAAAAGAAAATCATTACCTAAATCTTTTTAACGGCAACGGTATTACAGAAAATGAAATGCGTAACGGTCTTGAGCGAGATATTATCCCGCCTACCGGCCCAGAAAGGGATGGGTTGCACTGGGCTCTATATGATCTACCCGCTATGGAGATGGAACAAGAGCTTAAGAAGGCCGCAGCTAATACAACTAAAAATGCAGACCAACCCAAAAACCAGCACGGTGAACAGGGAAGCCCTAAACGCAATAGTGCTATTGTTCACGATGAATACAAGCCCTCAATGCTTGATGCCCAAACCCTGTCTGCCTTCCATGCCGCTCAAGCAGATACACTGGCTATTGTAAAACAAGCAGTAGAGCAGATAAGATGTCTAAATCCCCAAGATTTATTAGGGATTCAAACAGTTATTGGGGTAGCTGAAAGCCAAATGAAAACAGATAGCGAGCCCTATATCGAGCAAGCTTTTTATAGTGGTTTACGCCAAGGTGGGCTTAGAGACTCAGTACAACACCTTGCCGATATTGTAAAAACCGAAATCATACCCGTGCATGACAAGCTAATACAGAAAACTATGACAAATATAAGAAAAGATGTTATTAATCTACTAGAGAGACAATCTACCCAAAGCATGGGTCTTGTAGCCTCTGTCGCCGCGCTGTTTGATATTAAAAGGCATCATATTACTGATACAAACAGTGTTGGTTTATCAAAAGCAAAACATTACGGGCATATAGTTGCGGCCCGCGCAGCAGGAACAGAAAAGGTAGCGGTTATAGCCAATGGTGACTGTAAGATCTGCAAGCAACACCATGGCAGAATTCTCGACACTCACTTGATCGATATAGATACCATCCCTGGTTACCATGGGAACTGCTCTTGTACCTTGGGGCCAGCACCGGAGAA